CTGTCCTGGCGTTTGATGCTACTACCGGAAATTATAAACAGACAGTTTCCGGGACAGCAGCGATAGCAAATGCAAAAGCAATTCTGGCACATGATGTCAGTTTTTCAGAAGCCGGGACAAAACTAATCAGAGCCGTAATAGCAGGTGATGTGGATCAGAATCTGCTGATCTGGGATGGAACTGACACACCGGATACAATCCCGGCCGGAGCTGCTGATAGTTTTCGTCTTCAGTTACGGGCTTATGGGATAATTTTAAAAAATCCGCTTCAATTAACTGATTAACTGGTAAAAAATATGAATAAGCGTTTGTTTACTCTGATACAGAAATATGTCACCAAATTGCCGCCGGGAAATTTTCTCGCTAATCTTTTTAAGACTACACCTGATGATCTTTTTCCCGGAGATGAGGTAGAATTTCATTCACAGAGATCTTCCGGGTATTATGCTATCGATGTTGTTCCCGGAACCGGTTCCCGTGAAAATAAAGTTACTCAGTATAATATCGATAAATATTCTCCTCCCGCTTATGATGAAGATATAAATTTAACTGCCGAGAGTTTAAATTTTGTCCCGGCTGGGGTCAGTCAATATGATATGAGCACTAGTTACGCTCAACGATTACAGGAAAGAATTCTCGATTATATTGATGAATTGAAAAATAAGATTCTCCGTTCTCGTGAACTTTTATGTCGTGATGTCCTTTTTTACGGTCAGATGACTCTTATCAGCCGTGCCTCCATCAATTTTAATTTTAAGAGTACACATCTGTATACCACACCGCAGGCGTGGACAAATGATAGTACTGATCCTCAAGAAGATTTGCGAAAAGAATGTCAGGTAGTACAGACTGACTCGGGCCGTGTGCCAGCTGATTCACTGTTCGGAACTATAGCTCTGCAGAAATTGATGAATAATAAATTATTCAAAGAAAATGCAAATCTGCGACGGATTGATCGTATGTCATTAGATTCTCCTCTCATAAATGATGAAAAAGCAGTTTATCATGGCACTATTGATGCATATGATTATAAGTTAAATGTATGGACTTATCCGCAACAGGTAAGAGTTCCGCCCGGCTTCGGATTGCCGAATGAAGACGAAGATGTAGATATTGTTCCTGCCGACCGCATCACTATTTTCCCGAAAAATCCTGATTTTTCATTACTTTATGCTGCTGTGCCCAAATTTGATATTCTGCCCGAAAATTTTCAGCAAAATCTGGGGATTACCATGGGACCGGTTGGCTGGGAGGCGGGTAAATTAGTCACATCTCTTTATGAAGATGTGCTTAATGAAGCTCTCAAAATCAGATTACGCAGCCGACCTTTTCCCATACCCCGTGACAAAAATCAAATCGGCGTTATAATAGTAACTTAATTATGCATAGCTGATATTTAAAAAAAAAAATACTTATGGCAAAAATAAATAAAGGTCAGGTAGCAGACGGCCGTTCTGTAATGACAATCCGGGGCGTCGCGCATGCGGGAGCAATTGTTACTTCTAAGATGTTTGATGAAAATTATGAGAAGAGTTATCGTATTTTTCGTCAATTAAAAGAAAATGGTTTTCTGACAGATTTTAAAAAAGCTAAGCCTGACCAGCTGACTTTTTCAGATGTTGAAGAAGAAGAAGAAGAACCAGAGCCTGCGCCTGAGCCCGAACCAGAGCCTGAACCCGAGCCCAAGCCCGAGCCCAAGCCCGAACCCGAGCCTGCGCCTGAGCCCGAACCCGAACCCGAACCCAAGCCCGATCAATTCACTTTTTCAGATAAGGTAAAAAAAAGCAGAGCGGTCAGGAGCAGATGAATTTAAGACTGAAAGCTGTTCAGCATGTTCAGAAAATATTAGAAAATACTTCTCAGAATGCAGTGAATGTAAAAATAATTACGCCGGAAGGAGTTGAAAAAATTATTGCGGGCTGGAGCAATGATATTTATTTGCTTTATGATCCGGTCACGGGTGCTATGCTGAATAATCGCCTTGTTCATTTGACCTTCAGTCTTTCTACGCTGTATGAAGCCGGGCTGGAAGAACCTATCAGGCGTGATAAAAATACAGAACGCCCCTGGATTTTTTCTTTTTCTGATCCGGGGGGGGTGGAACGTAAGTTTACTGTGCTCTCCCCGCAGCCGGATCGGACTCTCAATATCCTGACTCTTGCTCTTGAACCGGTAGAGGAGGAAGTATAATGGGCTTAAAACTGATTGATAAAAAAGATAACTTTGAGCTCATCAGAGACGAAATCACTGCGATTTTGGCTTATGAAACAGCAAATCAGCAACAAAAAGCAACTGATGCCGGGAAAGATGCTCAACTGTGGGCGTTTGAAGTCTATCAAGAACGTTCAGCACCCTGGTCACTTTTTTCTGAGCAGGAAACGGAAATCAGAAATTCTGTTGTCAATGTCTCTTTTGCAGAAGCAATTATGGAGAAGTCTGCTGCTGATAAAAGTTTTTCTCAACAACTGACAGCTACTTTTCTGATTGATATATTTTCAGCAGCAAGAACTCAGATCAGCAATGACAGTCAGAATATTGCTGACCGCCAGGCAACTCTGACCTGTCAGCGTATAGTCAGGCTGGTTCGGAATATTCTATATGGTGTTCCGGCTGATACTAGCCAGCTTGGTCAGGATTATACGTATCTGAATCTGCGCGGCGTAGTTGGTAATCGACGCATCACTAAAATTGAACAGTTAGAATCTGCTTATAAACAACAGAATCTGCAGATAGCAGCAGCCAGAATTTTTTTTGATGTGTTCTATCAGGAGACAACAGAAGAAAATGCAGACACAGAACTTGAATTATTACAGTTAGTTACAAAAATAAATGATGAAACGGCAGAAGTAATTTATGAATTTGATCTGCAAAATCAGGAGTGAAAAATGGATATTTCTACAGCTTTAGATCCGGGAAAAGTGGGATATGGGGTTGGAATAGAAACTGTCTATCAGGATCTGAGAGATAGTATCAGTATTTTACCTCAAAAAATTATGGTTATTGGGCAGGGGACAAGTGCAGCAACTTATACAACTGATAAAAAACAAGTTCTGTCTGATTTTGAAGCCGGGCAGGCATTTGGTTTTGGTTCACCGCTTCATTTAGCTGTCCGTCAACTACTTCCTGTTCGACGTCAGGGAGTAGGCAACATTCCTGTTATTCTTCTCCCATTACCGGACGGCACCACGGCGGCGGAAGGTAAGATTACTTTTGCGGACGGTCCGCAGACAGCTACAAAAACTTACTATTGTATAGTTAATGAAATAAAAAGTAAAGCAATTGTGGTAGAAAAAACAACAACAGCAGCGGATACAACTCTGCTTTTTAAAACTGCAATTGAAGCAATTATCGAAATGCCGGTTACAGTTTCACTAGGCTCTACAACAACCGAACTTATTTTTACGGCAAAATGGAAAGGAGATAGCGGTAATGATCTGAAAATAAGCATTTCAGGAGAAAGTGCCGGGATCACAATGACGATTGAGCAACCCAGCGGCGGGGCCGGGAATCCGGATGTTTCCGGGGCGCTGGCAAAAGTGGGACTGCAGGAATGGACAACACTTTTCCTCAACTGTCTGAATTATACTGATACGACTGCACTTGATCTATATCAGGAATTTGGAGAAAACAGATGGTTACCGCTAAAACCAAAGCCATGTATTTTTATTTCAGGAAATACTGTAAGTGCGGTACAGACAGCATGTACAATCTCTGATAACCGGACATTGGATAGAATAAATTGTCAGTTAGTGAGCCCTGGAAGTGAAGAATTACCTTTTGTCGTTGCCGCAAGGGAGTTATTTAAGATTGCGGTGATTGCACAAAGTGATCCAGCTTTGGATTATCTTATGCAAACAGCAGATGGTATTCAACCGGGTATTGACGAAGATCAATGGAATGATACTGAACGGGAATATGCAGTGACTCATGGTTCTTCAACTATAGAAGTAATTGATGATCAGATCCGTCTTGGAAATATTATTACTTTTTATCATCCGACCGGGGAAGAGTTGCCGCCTTACCGTTTTGTAGTTGATATTATGAAGATTATGACAATGACTTATAATGTCAGAAAAATTTTTGAAGGTGATAATTGGCTGGGAAAAGAATTAATTCCAAATAATCAAGTAACTAATAATCCCAACGCGCGAAAACCTTCTGACGCGATTGCTGAGATAGCTGCTTTTTTAGATCAGTCCGGCCTGGCAGCGCTGATAAGTGATCCGGCAACAGCTAAAAAAACAATTCAGGCAGAAATCAGTTCTGGTTCTAATCCTAAGCGATTGAATGTTTCATTTTCTTATAAATTGAGTGGCAATGCAAATAATATCAGTATCACGCAAAGGTGGGGTTTTTATTTCAGCACTTAATAGATAACAGCCTGAAAAGTAATATTGATTTATATCAAAAATTAAGGAGAATAAAATGCCAACAGGAGGAACCCCGGATTTTATTTCATTGAACGGACGTTCGTATAGCATAGCCAGTGCGGCTAATCCGGAAAGAATACTGGGAGGGAAAGTAAATACTTTTGAGTCTAATTCAGACGGCACAGGACGGTTAATAAAATCTGCGCAGGGCTGGAAATTATCAGATTATCAAATTTCTATTGATGATCTAAAAGAAGATCAGGAATATATTGATTCTTTAGCAGCGCTGAACGATTTTTTTACTGTTGTAGTTGGCTATCCAAGCGGCGTAGTTTACCAAGGTCGCGGGCAGATAACAGGTGATCATGCGGCTACTACTAATAGTACAATTACTTTAACACTGGAAGGTCCGGGCGAATTAACAAAACAATAAAAAGTGGGAAAAATTATGCACAAGGAAGTTTCAGATATAGATCTGGAAAAAATTCAGAAAGAAGAAAAAAAAGAAAAAGGAGAAAAATATAATTATCAGATTGCTCATGAAGTAGCTGAAGAAGAATTTGAAAATTTCTGTGAGGCCTGGAAACTGACTACAGATCTGACTTATATGACAGAAGATCAGCAGGAAATGTTTCAGACTTCTAAAAACCGACTCCTGGTAGCGATCAGAAAAAAACAGTTATGGTTGAATGAAAATGAAGAACTTGTATATAAATTAAAAACAAGTTTTTCTTCTAAAGAGAATTTAATTATGAAAAGACCATCC